GCCTAAGTCGTAGAGCAGGTTGGCGCCCACTTTCGGCACCCTGTGGTCAGAAAGCGTAGTCTTCAGCCAGTTCAGGACGACTTCTGGAGGCCAGTTATCTTCCGGTTCCACCTCGTGGCGCAGGGGGAAGTACCCACGATACCCGTCGTCGGTACCGATCGATACCCCCACGATGTGCCCCTCACCACGCGCCCAACCCGGCCCTTTTTCCAGAAGATAGGGGTCTTTTGTCTCGCAATCTATGGAGATAACCTTTGCGCTCGACAGGTCGGGCAGGAACTTGGGCGCTACCCATCCCGTGTCCGGTATAGGCGGCATCACGCGCTCCTTGGTCTTCTTGGCTTTCTTGACACCTTGGCTCACGTCCACCCAAAGGTCATTTATCATGTCGAACTGGTACATTGTCTACCCTTCTCTTGGCGGCGCTGTTTCTGTTTGCACCGTGGTATGCAGCCCACAGCTGGAAGCAGTCACTAGCGTAGCGATGCTCAATGCCGTGTTCCTCTACGGCAATCTTGACGACGTCAGGTTGAAAGGCCGGATAGCCCAGCTTCTTCGACATTGACGTCGCGATGCTCCAGACAATCTCGTTATCAGTGCCCGGTTCTGGTGGTGGCACCCCGTTGCGTAGCCTTGTCTTGTAGTGGTACTCGATGCCGTGGTACTGCTTCCACATTTGGTATTGCCTGAGAATAAGATTCAGGCCAATTCCGCGATCGCGAGCTACAACCTCCACGTCGATACGGTATGCCGTGAAGCCCTGCTCATACGTCAGGTCGTCAGCGATCTTCCACACCTCGGCAGCGATGGTGCCCTTCCTTGGCGGAAGCACACCGTTTTTCGCGATCGGGATACCCAGCCTGTGCTTCTCCCGCACCTTCCTGATACGCTCCATAAGAGGCGACGCGCACATGATCAGAACGGCAGGTGTGCTTTCCAAGCGGGACAGCCGAAGATGATCACCTTGAGTGGTGGTGTTGAACCGGCAAGCTCACAGGTGATTGTCTCCTCGATCATGTGCTCGCAGTTCCAGCAGCTCCTGACCATGCACTGGTTGAGCATGTCATGGTGAAAGGCTTGGGCACCCAGTACGCTTATCTGGTTTTGGGTCAGGGTTTGTTTTTCAGTCGTCATTAGTGTTTTCTCCGAAGGCGGTGCCTGTAAAATCGTAATCAAGAATCGAGTCGTACTTGGGTTTCAGCCATATCCGCAGGTGCGTCGGCTGCTTGAGGGTGCGAACATTAGCCAGCGCTTCCTCGGTCGTATCGGGTGGCATGTCGTAGTCAGGTGCACGTCTTGCCCACCACCTCCGTGCCATGCGGTTGGACTCGGCAGAGTGCTCGAAAGCTATCCACTCGATGAACCTGCGAAGCCCGCAGAAATAGCTGACCCGTAAGGACGGCGGACGCCCGATCTTGTAGTGTTCGTTGTAAACCACGCTGTCAACCTTGAAGACTTCCGTCCGCATGTCCTCGGCACCGACGATTAACTGTTGGCTATTGGCGACACCTTCGATATTAATTTCGACAGGGAACGCGGTGCCACACACGACACAGTTCCTCACACTGGTATGGTTCCAGCTCTCGCAGAAGTTGCACAGCTTGACCGGTGCCGGACGTGGTGCCCCCTTGCCACGACGTCTTGGGCATATCGGGTCGTTGATAGGTCCCAGCCGTGTGATGTTGTTGGCGAAGTCCAGTACCAGACAGTTCGCCTTTCCGGGGTGGGGGCGGGTGCCGCGCCCCAGCATTTGTACCCACAGTGAGGCCGACCGTGTCGGACGCAGGACGCCAATGAGATTGATTGCGGGGAAATCCACCCCTGTGGTCAGTATCCCGTTATTGACCATCGCCTGATACTCGCCATTTTTCCACGCACGAATGTTTTCATCACGCTCGGAGTCAGGCATCTTCGAGTGCACGTAGGTCGCCTTGATATCGTAGTGGTTGAGCGCGTTGGCGAGGTGCACGGCGTGATCGATGCCGGACGCAAAGATAAGCCAGTGCTTCCGATCATGACCTTGGGTGATCATCTCCATGCAAGCTGCGTGATTGATGGCATCGATATCCACAGCGGCCTGCAGCTCATTCTGCTTGTACTCGCCACCGCTGATACTGACGTTGCTGATATCCAGCACTGTCTTGGTAGGCTTCGGGATAAGTGGGGCAAGGTAGCCTTCAGCCAGCAACCAGTTGAAGCACTCGATGTTGGTCATATCGAAGCACACGTCGGTAAAGATGCCGCCTGCTTCCGTCAGGTGCCCCTGTCCCAGCCGATAAGGAGTCGCCGTGAAGCCGATAACCTTGAGCTTGGGGTTCACCTCCCTGAGATTCGCAATAACGCGCTGGTACATGGCGTCTTCTTTTGGCGACACTAGGTGGCACTCATCGATCAGCAGCAGGTCGATGTGCCCGAACGTTCCAACGGGGCACCGCGCAACACTAGCCACACCGCCAAAAACAATCGGGAAGCCGACGTCCTTGCGCTTCAGTCCGGCTGAGTAGATTCCAGCGGGTGCTGTAGGCCATAAATCGATCAGCTTTTGAAAGTTCTGACCGACCAGTTCCTTGACGTGCGTCAATTTCATGATGCGGGTGCCACGGTGCGCCAGTATTGCGCGACGCACGAAGTCACCTATCACAAGGCTCTTGCCAGTGCCCGTCGGTAGGGCGACGACGGGATTTCCTGTGTTGCCGCTTTCAAAGTACCGGAAGATACTGTCTACACTGGCTCGCTGATAATCGCGGAGTACCATCATGTTTGGCTCCTCCTCTTTGCTTCTTCGAGAAGTCGGGTGACAAAGTTGGTATGCCTGTTAAGCGCTTCCATGTATTTGGCGTCCAGATCATCCAAGCTTTTCATGAAATTCCTTTCACAGTCCCACAATAGCAACCAAGCTATGCCAGCGCACAGATAGCCAGCACCAGAACCCAGCCCGTCAACGAACAAGCAGATTATTCCAAAGAGGAACATCATTAGGGAGATAGCTAAAGCTGCGTTGGCTAAAAGTCTCATGTTCATGTCAGTGTGCCGTCTTGTTTCCAGAATTATACACAACTAGGTCTGCCTGTCGCTGTCTTTCTTTGGTCATATTGTCCAGAATGTTGATAATGGATTCCAGCTGGTCGGTGTGCATACGGGTAATCTCGGTCAGCTTTTCAATGTCCTCGTGCTTCTTTACGATCACCATCTTGATTTCCCTGATGGCCTCGGCATGCTCAACGAGTGCTTCCTGATGTGCCTTTATTGCGATCAGTGTCTGTTCCGAAATGCTGTCCAGCAGCCGGATAGCTGTCGCGACGTTGTCTAGGTTCATGTCGTTCTCCATGTGGTTAAACTTTGTTGTGGAATACTGGGTTGGGTGTGTAAAAAGGACAGTCTGATCTACGCTGTGTCTCAGGCGTCAGGTACCCATCCCAATCAAAGGTCGGGCTGACAAGTTCAAAATTGGTGCAACGCCATTCGCCGTTGTCTTCGACTTGAGAGTGCAGGCATGTCCTGCAATTGACCACAGGGGTTTCCTTGAGGTGGCACACCTTGACGTGGTCGCAGAACTTGCACTTGTAAAATCCGGGCGTGTCGCCTATCCGTGGTGGTGGTTCCGTGGCATCGATAATCATGGCTGACCTGTCGAGGTACCGTTGGTACTGGACTTGGTCAAACTGAACAATTTCCATGTGGATGGCGTCGGTATTCTTGTTGGTCGCGCAGTACAGGGCGTAGTTGAGGTGGTACTTCCCCATGTATTCCTGCATCTGAATGAAGTGCTCCCACTTGGCATTGATCACCCCGTCCTCGGTCAAGGTGGTGAACGACTTGTCATTATGGGTCTTGAATTCTCCCAGCATGGTTTCGTCCGGCATGTCTGGAATACCCCTGACGACGCCGTCAAGCGAACCGCCGAAGTGCCCCCTGTGCCCCTTGATGCGGAACTGCTTGCCGTCGCTGTTCAGCTGCCATACCTGACAGCCAATCAACATCAGCAAGGCGATCATGCGTGGTTCTTCCAAGTGTCCACGGTTGAACAGCCTTAGCATGCGTCCGTCAAAGTGCGGCTTGGTCGCCCAGTGAAAGCCGTACCATATCTCGCGCGGACAATCTCGCCCGATCAGCGACGCGCCAAGGTGGTCGCGCCAATCCTCCTCTCGCGTGTCGTAAGCATCACTCGACAGCGGCATCAGCTCCTTCAGCAGGCCACGGTACTTGGCACCTTGATCTTTCTGCATAGCCGCGTCGATCGCAGCCATTGTCCTAATTGCTAATCTCATGTGTGGTTACCGTTGTGAAAAGAGCCGGTTGAACCGACTCTTTAGAAGGTTAAGTTACTTAACCCAAGGTGGAGGCGGTGCAGTTTCGGCAACGGCTAGGTCAGGCTCTACCATTTGTGCCTTTGGCGCTCCGGCAGCTTTCTCAGCGATCGCGGCACCCTGCGACTTGTTGGCCTTGGCTTGTGCCGTAGCTTTGCCATTAGCTAGCCACGCTGGGTCAGCTGCTCCTGCGGGAGAGGCGGCTGCACCGACAGGCTTGGCTCCACCGATTCCACGGTAGCCTTTCACCTCGTTGGTCGGGTCGTAGGTGTTGCCATTCTCGGTACGCTCCGGCTTGACGTTCAGCTTTACCTCCAGCGGCTTGCCGTGCAGCTCTTGGCTGTCCTGCACCTGCATCACGTTTACCGCGTGGCAGATTGCCGATAGTGTTTTTCTGGCAATTTCGACAGCTGTCTCATTGGCATTGTGCAGGTTGAGCCGGTCGAATACCTTGCGGTTGTTGTACTGACCACCCAGTATGGTCAGCTCCAGTGCCAAGTAAGAGCCGTGCCCGTCCTTGGTGGCTTTTACTTCGGAACCGGTGATCTGTGCTGGGTACCAGCCAGCTGGCAGCGGTTGAAATGCTTCCTGTGGTGCAACGGTATTTGCGTCAAAGTTTATTAAAGCCATGTTAAATGTCTCCTCGAATCTTGTTGAATATATGGGTTAAGTCGGGTTGCTCGATTGCATCAAGCGCACCGCTTCGGTCTTTTGCTTCGTACTGCATATCCGGTTGGGTTTGCAGAAAGCGGTACTCTACGCCTTCTTTTGTCTTGCCTATGCCCAGCCTGAATACTTCGTCGAACAGGTAGGGCAGCTGGTTGCCCAGCTTTACCCCCGGCATGCTCGGACTGTAGACCACGACTCCGGTCATTTCGTCCTTCACAGGCTCCTGCTTTGCGATCATGACGACGTTGAAACCTGACAGGTCGCGGAACGCCCTGATCAGCATCATCATCTTTTCGATAAGTTCCCCGTATGCCTGCCTAGGGTCTTTTACCTGCTTCTTTGCATTAGCCAGCACCACCTCACCGATTTCCGAAATCGAATCGATAAAGATTGTCTGGTAAGTCTGTCGTGCTTCGGCTGAACCTTCCAGCCAAGCATGCGCGTCGACCAAGTCCTGAATCGTGGCAATTTCCAGCATGGTTATGTCGTGGTGCCTGAGCGACAGCACCCCCGCTTCCGCAGACAGCATGAGCGGGTCGGGTGCCGTGCTCGCCAAAAACGTCTTGCCGGCGCCAGCCTTGCCATAGATCAGGCTCTTGATGCCGCGATCATTCGAGGCATTTTTTGTGGAGGTCAAGATCAGTCCCATGCTAATGTCCTCTGACCACAGGGGCACTTGTAGCGTATGGATTATTGACGGAACTGGGCGAGTAGGGGCTACCGTATGGGCCGTATTCGTTTTTAATACTTGTGGGACTGTATGGACTGCCGTAAGGCCCATAGGGGTTGCTCGTACTGTTGTAGTCATACGGATTGCTGGACAGGTTGCCAAGGTATTCGCCAGTGTTGGCGTCGTGCAGCGTTGGCGGGTCGGCTAATGCCGACAGGGAAAAAGTCAAGGCTGCTATTAACAGTAAGTGTTTCATGGTTGCGCTCCTTAGTTGGTTAATTTGAAAAGATTAATTAATGTTTTGCGTATTTTTTAAGCAGGTGCTTGTACTCGTCAGGCATATCACATTCCTCCAGATCATCAGGACATATCCCGAATACTTTAAGCGATAAACCTTCACGGTTCATCGGATTAAAGTCAGCTGGAAAAATGACAGTCACTGTCCCGTGCTCGTTGTAGGATATGATTTCACCCAGCTGCCCTGTGGTCAGCAGCCTGTACAGCCGGTTCGGTGGACGATGTTTAATCATGTCTAAGATAGCTGCCGGTCTTGCTGCCAGCCATTCGTCATACTCCGGGTCATTTGTCAGGTCGTAGAGAATAATTTGTCGTGCCCCTGTGGTTAATGTAAAAAAGTTGGTAAGAGTTCTGTCAGACCGATCAGGCTGAAGAACGCTATGACGAAAAGTACGCCCAGCGCTAACTGGGCAAGGACGGATGGCGACGGCATGGTCATTTTAGTACTGGCATTGACATTGGAGCTGACATTTCCCCCGTCGTCATCTTGACATATAGATAGACAGGTTCCCCATCATCGTTATCTTCATCTATGGTCCAAGTAATGTAATCTACATTGCCGTAGTCTAAGAAGCTAAAGCGTATCCGATCGCCGACGCGCGGCAGGTGCTCCATATATCGAATCGTGTGCATTTCTCCGTCTGCTAGTACATATACTTTAAACATGATTATTGCGCCCCCTCAACGCCAAAGAGTTCAAAAATGTGCCACACAAAGCCGCTACCGTCGAAGTAGGTGTGCACGTAGACGGCGTGTTTTGGTATGTCGTGCCCAGTGCCAAAGATTTCAAAGTGCCGCTTGATCTGTTTGGCGTATGGGTCGACCGTCACCCACATGGTCAGGTGACCATCCTGAAACTCCACCTTGATGATTTCCGCGCCCTTTGGCATGAGCAATTCTTTAGCCAGTTCATATTTCCATACTTGCATGTTATTTCTCCCCGTTATTAAAACTGTATTGTTCGTCAGTCAGATAGGGTCGCGGGTCTTGGTACTTATCCATGCGGCACCTTTGCTGCGGCAACAAGATTGTTGCGTTTCCCTTTGGTCGTTGTGTTTTGCATACCGGACATTCAACACCGTAAGCAGCACGAACCCGCTTCTTGTGGTCTTTCAGCTGCCTGAATACCTCGCCACATTCGCTCATGGCGGCTACTCCTTTGGCGCAACGAGTTCAACGGTTGGGGAAGCTGGCTTGATAGTCAGTGCCTGCGTGAAGATCAAGCTTGCGTCCTTGTTGCGCTTGACCAGATCACGGTACTGGGACAGCTTGAGAGTCGGCTTGCGCTCGATCAGCAGGTCGGGATTCTCGCCAAGTTCACGCAGCTTGACGTTGACGTGCTCCAGCATGGCTTCGTCTACCTTGTAGTCGAGCTTGTGGGTGCCCTTCAGTTTCCAGCCGTTACCCATTTCCAGCGTGTTGACGCCTTCGTCAGGCTTCGGGAAGAAGGTTTCCATGACCTGCTTGCGGAGTGTCATCTCGGCTTCGATGATCTTTTTTGCTTCGATTGTTTCTTTTTTGGCTTGCTCCCACTTGGCTAGCAGGAGAGTTTTTGAGAGTTCTGCGTTGGTAGTCATGATTCAGGTTCCCCGTTGTATGTGAATAAAGATTATATGTGTTTGTCGCGATTACCTGTCGACAAGTGCATTATACACAAAAAAGGATTGTGTGCAACTATTTTTTTAATTGATTTATTTATCAGTTAAAGTTATAGTGCGTCGACATTATACACATTGTTGTTTAATGTTTGACAGTTTATTTTATCTACTAACCACAGGGGTCTTATTATGGCTAGCAAGCCACCAGTTTTCAAAATGAAGTTAAAGAATGGTACGAGGTTTGATGAGTATGATCAGCCGGATTCGTTGATGTTGAGCGTTATGGGCATGCTGCGGGAGTACAACGTGTTCGAGGTGTTCGAGGCTACAGGGATACCCTACTTCTGGCTGAACAGTTTTGCCAATGGGAGGATACAGAATCCGTCTGTGAACAGGGTTCAGTATTTATATGAGTACCTGACCAAGACCAGATTGGTTACTGACTACCAAGTGTTAAAGAAAGCAGTGGTATTGGAATGATTGAAAATATACCGGATGAAATGAAAGCGTATCCGCAGTGGGTTGTATCGGGTACCGACAAGTTGCCGCGTAATCCAAGAACTGGGCGGGTGGCAAGTATTGTTGACCCAACCACATGGGGCACGTTCGAGGAAGCTGCTGGTAACGCGAAGTATCCGAACGTTGGCTTTGTGCTGACTGCGGAAGACCCGTACTGCATCATCGATCTTGATAACAAGCCGGATAACCCAGCGACGACTGAGCAGACTGACAGGCACGCAAAAATCATGCGAATGTTTGACAGCTATACGGAGAAGTCGGTAAGCGGGTTTGGCTATCACATTATCTTGAAGGGTTCAATACCCACAGGGGTGCACCAAGACAAGATCGAAATGTACTCGGAAGGCAGGTACATGATTTGCACTGGTGACTACGTGTACGACTTGCCAATCAGCGACAAGTATCAGGAGCAGCTGACGAAGTTGCATGCGGATATGGTCAAACAGCAGGCCAAGCGTGTAGAGCTGGTTGAGGTGGAGGAAACGGTTGATGACGACACGATCATGGGGTGGGCTGTCAATGCTACAAACAAGGACAACTTCAACAAGTTATTTGCTGGGGACTTCTCGGAGAAGGAAAGTCAATCTGAAGGGGACATGGCGCTAATGAGCATGTTTGCCCATTACTCCAAGTC